GCTTTTGAACGTGTATTAGAATAGGTAGGTTCCTCAGTAGTTTTATTAAATGAATGATTCGTTGTTCCATCATCCAATTTCATAGTAACCATTGTTTCAATTACATTATTATCAGATTTGGCAATTGAAGTTGCCATTTTTCCAAAATGGGAAAGACAATTATTATGATAATCAGTGTTGCTTACATCAGGAGTAGTATGAGGTTTAATATCTTGATAATATTCTAAATATATCTGTTGATTCCCGGTAAACAGTGTTTCATCATTCTTTAATAATATTGATATACATACCCAGTTGTTATTAAACGGTTCAATACGATAATTATTATAAACTGCTGTGATTTTATCCAAATTATATGATGTCGTATCCACAGTATTTTTTATACAGTCAAAATTGTTATATAAATAATTTCCACATTTAGACACTCGTATCTTCGTATCTACATATATAAGAAACAGTTTGGTTAAAATTGTCGTGTAGTCAACATTTTGTATTTCAATTATCATCATATTTGTAGATTGGACCAAATATTCAACACTTGTAAATAATATAACACTCAATATAGTGTATGCGTTTGTAATAAAATGCATTTTTAATAATATTAGAGATATATTTTTATATACTTCAGTAATAAATAATAAAGATTTACATAAATATATGTTCTTCCATTTCCTTTATTTTTTCATCCTTATCCATTACGATACTATAGATAATAAAAAATATTTATATAATTTTTATTATAATTGTTTCAAAAAACGGCGTTTTAAATCTTCAAGGGTTTAAATATCTAATGAAACGGTGTTTTTATTTGAAGTATTATTCTTACGTGAACGCTTAGGCATATTTGTATTTTTCATTCCATTCAATGATGAAATGGAAATTACAGAATCTTCGTCATTGGATACACCTTGGGGAGTTGATTGAGGCTTTTCATGAATATTTACAGTACGTGTTTTTAATCCAGATAATATGTTGTCTATATCGCTTGGACCTTTCATTTCTTGACGCTGAACTGGTGGTCTCATACTTTTAGGGGGTTCATTTATATTTTGTTGAGAATTCATATCTACACCCTGTTCTCTAAACATTGTTCCACGGCTTGCATTGATGTCGGGACGATTAGAAGGGGCTTCATTAGAATAGTTCATACCAGGTCTTGGCTGAGGGGGCATATTTTGTGTTTCGACTGGAGCTGGTGGGGGAGGTCCCCGTGGCTTGTTATTTGATTCTTGCATTAAGTTACTTGCCATCGCAAACCCGGGTGATTGTTGACTCATACTACTTACTGTTGCGTTGGTAAACATCTTCATCAATTCAGGACTCTGTTTAATGACATCATTAAACGCTGGGGTAGCACTCGATAAAGCCTTATTTGAAAAGTTCAATACCGCACCACTAAATCCAATACGAAGAAGAAGAGAAATTTCAGGTGCAAGTTTACCACCCTTATATTTATCATGCAATTCACTGAATAATTCTTCATAACTATCAATATCTTCATTTATTTGTTCTCCCCATCCATCAAGGTTTAAATCGAAAGGATTAAATGCGGTGTTGGCATATTCTATTGAATTAATAAATGTCATGAACCACCATCCTTGTAGTTTTACACTGTCCTTTTTACGTTTGTCTTCGAGCGCGGTTTCATATTCATCTTCAATCTCATCAAAGTCAGAATCTAATGTAAAATGAGAATTATGTTTAATTGACCCCTTTTCATACCAGTCATCTAACTTTTTAAGCATAGCACGTTTTTTTCTACGCTGTTCGCGTTCACTCATAGTAGTATGTACTTTAATGTCGTCATTTAGTGGCATTTCTGACATCTTTGAAAATCCATCCCAAGTTTTAGCTGTACCAATACTATCACGAGTAGCTTGACCTAAATTAGAGTCAGATTGTTCTCCATATGATGGAGGTGAAGGCTCCGGATTACTACCAAATCCAAATAAATTAGATGCCATTCCAGATAATGATTTTGTATCACTATTCATTTCTGCTTGAGGCGTATTGCGTCCAGAAATCTCATTTAATTCGTTTTCTAAATTATCAAGTTCTCCTAAATTTAAATCATTGTTTGATGATACTTTTTTTTCATTCATTAATAGTTCAATCCCAGAACCGAAATTTGACCCGGTTCTTGAAGGTTCCATACTTGGTAAATCGTCAATTTCACTGAGAGCACCTAAATCTACAACTTCCATACTATTATGATATTTATACAATTTTTATTTTTAAATCATCCGCATACAATATTAATTTTTTGTGTTTTAAATACCAAATACCTTGTAGGAATGAATCAGCCAAGTCGTCTTTTTTCTTTGTATTTAAAGAATCTTTCCATTTATGTAAATTATCATTTGCATCTATCATAAGAGAACAATAATACACCCCGTCTTTTTTATGTTTTTTATAATTGGCATTGATTTGACCCGTATTTTGCGTATTTTCGACCAAATTTTTACAATGTTCTCTATCATCTATTTTTATTTCGGAAAATTGTTTTAGTTTATGTGATGATGATACAAATTCTATATCCATTTTGTCATTCAACATTATAAAATATTGTGCTAACATCCCTTGGACTGTCTTCATTCTGGTTGCTATAGGGGATATTTGGTTTTCAATTACCGCATATTGTATGTTTTTGATGTCATCAATTTCATTTAATTGGTTTTTCATTCGTTTACCAATGCTAATTAAATCTGTTTCTGACGCAGTTTTAACCTTCTTACTTGTAACCGGCTCAAAACAATTCTTTTGATAATATTCCACTATTATATCCAATATTTCAGCTTTCTTTAGTTTATCAATGTTCTCAATGTTTAAAAATACAAGGTTTTTATTACCTTGTTGAATAAGGTCGTTTAATTTTAATTTTTTTAAGAATGGCGTCTTCATTTCCTTTGTAGGAATCATATATTGAGAACATTCTTTTGCATGTTTTTCACAATAATATTTATTATTCTTATGATATTTCGCCTTTTTACTACAATCTGTTGGAGGTGTCTTTTTATTTTTTGGTTTGTTCTTACAATCGCAATTATATGTAACGTTATCATTATCTGTAAAATTCAAAACACCCCATTTGTCTATCAATACTTCATTTCCAGTGTGTTCTAAAATACAATAAGCCATATTCTTTATTCCTACGTCAAAACTTATTAATTTCATAGTCCTCTTACAATAATATACATCGTGAGATTTATATTATTTGAATCCATAAACATATTCTAAAAATTGATTTTTGTATTACTATGTATACCACAATATATTAATTGCGTAAAAATGGTAGCATTCTTCGTAACATTCTTTGGTATAATAATATTCTTAATGGTACGGGCTGTATTCACTCCATCTGAACGTGTAAGACCATGTAGAAATTAGTTTTGTTTAGTTGGTGGTTGAACTACAACAGGAGACATCTTTCGTGCAGCTAATTGTTCTCTTGTTAAATATAACTCTTTTAAATCACTGGATGCGTATCCAAATGGTTTTGTCTGGTCTGTACCAGATGAATATAAATAAGGTTGGTTATGGAATCCCTTAACTTCGTTTGATTGAATACTTGGAATATCAACAGGTCGTTTGTAATATCCAGTATCATTGGATGATTCGCGGAAATTGTACTCCATGATTTTTTTTGCATTCTCGGTTAAATACTTGCGATATTCCCAATTTGATTTAATGCCGGAATTTTCTACTAAATCAGCATTTATAGATGACTCTGATTGCCATGTAGCAGTAACTGACCGTCCATCGCTCATTAATGGCGGAAATTCAGAATATTTGTTATTTGTATGATATCCTCTTGATGATTCAGGTATAGTTTCTTTAATAATAGGATATGCACAATCTACGCTTTGGTACATACTTGTTGAACGTGAAAACATTATAATATACTAAACCGTTAGAAATTATAATATCATTTTTCTATTTATGCTAATGTTTCAAGAAGTTTCAATAACTCATTTTTCTTCATTTTACCAACATCATTTGTATAACCTTTTTCATTTACGACTGCTTTTAGTGCTGTTATATTCATCTTTTTATAAACATCCATAGGCACATCTTGAATTTCATCTCTATTCTCTAAAGTGTCGTCTAATTTATCTACAATCAAATTATCTGTAGTATCAGGGTCTAACCCGTTATGAATATCAGGGTCATGTTCGTCGGTTGCTACACTTAGTTCTTCTTCGGGATTAATATTTTCGTCAATCTCTCCTATACCAACATTTATTACCTTTATTGGTGTAGTATGATTTAATTCTTCTGGTAAAATAACACCCTCACTTTCATCTTCACTTTCATCTTCACTTTCATCTTCGCTTTCATCCTCGCTTTCATCCTCGCTTTCATCCTCACTTTCATCCTCACTTTCAGACACCACTAATTTGGGTAATTCAGAAGCATCATAATAATGTTGTGTCGGTTCTTCTATTGCTGGGGTATATATTATATTTTCAGGCATACCACCATGGTGTACTAAAGTATTACGGTTATTCATTTCTGTCACTATATTATTAATAATTTCAAACATCGTATCGCATTTAGTTTCTAAAGCAGTGAACTTTTGTCGGAAGTGATATACCAAATACAATATTAGCACAAAGGTTATAGCCAAACTCACAAAGAAAAACGTTTCAAGCATATTAAATAATCCCATTTACATTAAAAAAACATTATATAAGAAGAAAGCAAACGAACCTACTAAATAAAATATTTTTGTATATTATATTATAAAATGGATTCACTATCTGATTCTACTAAATTTATTTCATCTGAGGGTAATAGTAAAAACTACATGATATTTATTTTAGCTACCTTATTAATATTATCTCTTTTAGGGATAAATCTATTTATAATAGTTGGTAATACCGTTCAAGTAGTCATTAACATCTTCAAACCCCTTATTTATCAAATATTAGCTATTTTTGGATATACTGCTGGTACTTTAATAAATACAACTGCTGATGTTACATCTGATGTTGCTCGTGCAGGTGTTGATATTGCCGAGGGCACCGTTCAATCGGTAGGAAATCTACTAAAAGACGCAAGTAAAGGTGCTGTAAACCTACAAACTAAAAAAGATCTTGATATGGTTATATCAGAACCGGAATCTGATAAAGCAGAAAGCCCTATTCAGACTAACGGCTCATCGTTAAAATCAAGCTGGTGTTTAGTTGGCGAACATAATGGAAAACGTGGGTGTGTTGAAATAAATGACGCTTCAAAATGTATGTCCGGACAAGTATTTCCTAACGCAAAAATGTGCTTGAATCCTACATTAACCCCTAATACGCAACCAAAACAAAGAGCTCAGCCACATCCATTAAAAAGTATTAAGAGTAACCCTGACCGTAGCACTTGGTAATTTATCTAATGTCTAACAATATTTTTGTATTAGACATTACATATTCAATAATGTAAATGGAACATATGATTGTGTACTGGGTTCGGTTGTTATCGTACATCCAGACGCATCACTCGTATTAGTTTCAGATATATTCATAAATACACCATAACTTATATCGTATTGTACGTTAAAATTACTGGTTATATCAGCATTTCCAATAACAAATTTTAATTTCGGTGTTATATGAAAATCATATGTATATCCTGATTCAGTGTATAAATTTATATTTGTTATATTTAATACGCCCGCATATAAGGTCGCATTGAAATCATTTACATTATTAGAAATATCAAACGTCATTGAACTTATATTACTATCATCATATGTATAATCAATACTACTATTGACATTCTGTACGTATTCATTATTATATTTTACCACAAACTCAAATGGGCTTAGCTCATCCAATGATATAGTTAGATTATTATAGGATATATCTCCATCAATTAGCTTTCTACCTGTTATATTTAAACCCATCGGAATACTCATCCGATAAGTATATGCAGGCAAATCAATAATTTCAGTTATATTCAATGATGTTACTTGGTTCTCTTCATCATCATTAAAATATGTGTTCTCATCTGGTGTAGTAAACGTCCATTTATCTGTTATATCTTGCTGTGATATACCTTTTGGTTCTGTACCAGTTTCATAATTATATAACGGAACGTCTTTATCCATATATAAATTAATCGATGGACCCGGAACACCAGCCGCACTACTACGAGTATATATTATACCAGCGTCAGGGCAATCTAATACGCGGCTACTTGCGCGTGTAGAACCCATCATCGCATTTTTATACAACTCCTTTTTTGTAAAAGAGTTTTGTTTTGTAGATTGTTTATTACCAGCATATTTCAATATTTCTGCTTTTCTTCTCATATTTAAATCAAATGATGTATGTTGTCCGCTCAAATAAGGATTATTATCTTCACCTAAAATTGTACTTCTTGGTGGAGGGACCGCAAATAAAAACTGTTTTCTTCTTTGTTGAATAGTACTACATAAAGAGTCGGTTGTTTCTGCCATAGTATAGTATCACTTATACTATACTACGAGATTGTTAGTTGAATATTCTTAATATTTTGATGAATACCAGTAATTAGACAAATATTTAAATCCTTTTTGTGCTCCCATGTTATTCACCACTGATAAATTTGGACCACTTGATACAATATGATTAATCTCAAAAATGTTTAATGCACGATTATAATATCTTAATGCTGATAATTTCCCCATAAACCCACCATTTTGTGAGATATAAATATCACCATAATTTTGTTTTGGTGTATCCAGCATTTCAAGGCGACTTGCGATTATTCCATTCACATATACATCTATTTTTGTATTCATCGCACGGATAGCAATATGAACCCATTTTTTTAATGGCACATTGTCTATGTCAATAATATTAGGGTTACTGGTAGAACTATCATGAGCTTTTACAGAATCCATAATAATATGAAGCTTATTTGTCATTGGTGAAATATACATACCGGGTGCGTTATTTACACTCGCAATATTTGTAACAGGGTCAAATCCACCATCTCCCTTACTGAATATATGTTGATATTTACTGTCATTTTTATTTAAATCATCAATATATATCCAAGAAGACCAGGTAAACTCTAAGCCTTCCGATTCATTATTAGACTTGTAGATTGGCTTACTTTCAGTATTCTTAGGATCTTGAGACACAATCATATCATTTGTACCATCAATCATACCATCAATTATATAAGGTGAATGACTCGGTCTTGTAAAATAACTTATCAGACTTATACCCAGATTCATTAAAAATAAAAACACAATCAATACCAAAATAATAAATGCGAATTTTGCGATGATCGTATTTGAATATAAGAATCCGGTAGTAGCACCAACCCCAACCGCGGCTTCTGTTGAGAATTCGTCGAATTTACTTGTTAAGGTTCCCTTAGCCTGGTCGTATCCTTCTCCTACAGCCTGAATACCACTTTGGATACTTTGATTAAATGTATTTAATGGTCCTGTATTTGGATTAGCGTTTTGTTGAAAATTCATTACGGTTTATATATTATATAATAGATATATAAAACATTTTACTTACATCAAAGAGAACTTTCTAATTTCTTCGTTGTTCTGTAAGATAGATAAATCAATACCTATATCGTTCAATGCCGATGCCATTTTACTTGAACCGTTACCTTTCATGTATACATCCCACGCAGTTTCTGGGTCGACTGGGGTCGTCCATCTTCTAAACTGAGTAGCATACGCATCAAAGTTTCCACCTTGATTGCCTAAATATACAGGAATTTCTTTACCAGGTGGTACAATAGGCATAGCACCACCATTATTGTCAGTTTTCTTAAAAAAACGCTGAGAACGGACTAATTTACCATCAATATAAGCATCCGCAAATTGGTTATCCATACTAATTGTAATATTTACCCATTTCTGAAGAGGAAAATTGTTAGTGATAATCATTGTTTCGTCAGTACCATTGGTATCATTCATTTTAACGTCAAGTTTTAATACAGGAGAAGTTTTATCTAAATATAACCTCAAATTATTGGCACGAGAGAAAAAGGTTTTTTCTGTATTGTTATCCCACGTATTTACATATATCCATACTGAATGTGCGTAACGAGTATTTTTGGGACCACTTATATTTGAAATAGCTGGTACTGGGGTTAATAAACTGGCAGTTGGTACTAATTCAGAAGAACTGTCTGTATAATAAGCATATAACACGTATAATAATACTAAAATAGTTACTATCAAAATTATGGTAATTGTATCCATTATATACAGTACATTTATAAATTATTTACAGGAGGGTTTTTTTTCATTAATAAATTATATGAATTTGCGACTTGTGAACGTGTTAAGTTGCCTACATAATAACGAATATTACTAATTGCTCCATCTATACCATCATTCGCACCAATTACTACAATATCATTCGCAGTATATACTGGTGAATTATCATGTGCGAATCTAAATGTCTTTTCTAACGAACCATTTAAAAAGAAGTCTACTGAATTTGCCGTATAATTGAATATAAACTGATTCCATTTTTGAGTATCTACTTCGACAATGTAACTGTTTTCATCACTGTTTTCATTGTTTGAAAAATACACCTTTAATGTATCTTTATTATTATGAGGTTCCTTTTTCACATAGGTTATCTTAGGTACTCCATTACCATAATTAAAGATAGGGGTTTCATTCGCATAAGAAAATTTATTTTCAGAATGTGCGTTTATCATTACCCACATTGATAAGCTATAATTTCTTCGGTATACCACGGGGGAGTTTACATCATCTTTTTCTGCTGTTAATTTTAAATCATAACTGGAAATAAGTGGCTTTTCTATATCCAGAAACGCAGAACCTTCTAATAAAGGGACGCCTTGTTTCAAACTAATTTTTGATATAATTGTGGGAATATAATTATAGAGGAATATCAAAACTATTTCAGTTATGAATAAATAATATACCACATTGGTTGTTAGTTGCAGTTCTCGACGTATGTAATTATAAAAATCCAAAATAAGACAAGGAACATAGAAAAATAGATGGACGAAAAATCCACCCCATCCCTCTTGTGTTTTTAATTGATTACTATAAAAATAAAACACGATTGCTAATCCAATTAAGATACCAAATGATAGTATACCGGATATTATATAGTTCGCAACTGAGAAAGCTGAATCATTAATATTTGAATAAAAATAAAATACTGTTCCAAATAAGGATACAATAGTTCCTATAATCACACCCATATAATAGCTATTATTTAATGATTCTTTTCCTAAAAACACAGTTGGTATTAAAAATATTAAACCTACTACTAATGGAAATAAATAATTACTATATCCAGTTGTTAATGATAGATGGTCTTCAGATGATTGCATTAATGTTACTACAAAATAAATCAGAAATCCAAAAGTGAGTATATATTTCAATATTGGCATTATGTTGGTTCCGTCCGATAAGTCCATATTTATTATACATTATACATACAATAAATATCAGTAAGATTCATATTACAAGTTTTCCATTGTTGTTTTTTTCCCGTGACATTCACGACATAAAGCAACTAAATTATCTACATGATTACTTCCACCATATTCTAATCTAACCACATGATCTACTTCAAACCAAGCGGTTAATTGATTTTGACAGTCTCCACATTTCCAGTTTTGTCGTGATGCTACGAACTTCTTTTTCGTTTCACTAACAGAACGCTTTGTTGATTTTTTACCCGAATTCATAATCCTATCTTCCGATATTTGGGACGGATTCGATAGAGCCATCATTGGATGATTGTCATTTCCCGAAACAAACCCTTGTTTTGAAGTGAAATCCAATATAGGGGAAATGATATTCGATGCGTTCTTATCAATGGGTAAATATTTAATATAATCGCCAGAAGTAGATACTATCTCACGAGCACGTAATGGATTTTTCTTTATTAAGATGTAAAACATTAACGCACCAAACGCGATTCCCGCCATCTGATAATATTTTTTCCATGATAACATTAGAGCCATATACTTACCATCGGTGTAAATGTTTGCCATACAAAACCCGGCTACTAATAATATTACTAATTCAAATCTCATGTTCTCCTTACTTCTTCTTATATTATCTATACACATTTTCAATCGATTTATTCATAGTATACATAAATCAAAAACGCACATATCAATATTAGTGCTAAATGTATATAATGTTTATTCAAATTTAATTTACTGCTTATATACACTGGTTTAGGTAAGTATTCATTACGATACTTTTCAAGAGCCCTCGGTAATGATATTTCCTCTTTTCCTAATAATACATTGAATTTATTGTGAATAAAATGGACCCATCTCACAAACGAATCACGATTATCTAAATATGGGGATACAGGATACTTATCTAACATTTCACTAAACTTGTTTCCCATTTCCTCAATGGGTATAAATAGAGGCATGTTCTGAATAAAATCGTAGTATTTCTTCTTTGTTACATCATTCGGGGTTTTGGGATAAGACTCGGCTATTGTATGTAAAAAAAACCAATAATGAGGTCCCCATACTTCGGAATGAAATATCATTTTGTATACACGTTAGTAATATTTATTTTTTACAAATACAACTATTTTGTAAAAAGGGTGTAAAGATTACTTTATGTAAAACAATAGATATATGGCGGATAACTATTGTAATAATTGTGGAAAACACGGACATAGCTATAACCAATGTAAATTACCGATAACCAGTTTAGGGTCTATTGCGTTTCGTATTTATGACAATAAAATAGAATATTTAATGATATGCCGTAAAGACACATTAGGATTCATTGATTTTATGCGCGGGAAATATACATTAACAAATAAGGACTATATTATGAATATGTTGAAACAAATGACGAATGCTGAAAAAATTAAATTAAATACATTGACGTTCGACCAATTATGGCATGATATATGGGGTAATGTGAATGTAATCAATCAATACAAAGCAGAAGAAATTTCATCCAGAAATAAATTTAATCATTTAAAACAAGGAGTTCAATACAAAACGAATAAACTTTCGTTAACTGAAATGATTGAGGAAAGTAATCAATATACAGTCTGGAATGAACCTGAATGGGGATTCCCTAAAGGGCGACGTAATTATAATGAATCCGATTTAGATTGTGCTTTAAGAGAATTTAATGAAGAAACCGGGATTAATACAAGGTCCATAAAGCTAATTGATAATCTTTTCCCATATGAAGAGATTTTTACTGGTTCAAATTATAAATCTTACAAACATAGATATTTTATCACGTACATTGATAGTAAAACGAATATTAATATGGATAATTACGAAAAAACAGAAGTTAGTAAAATGGAATGGAAAACATACGAAAACTGCATGTCATCTATTCGTA